CCACTGCCACCGCCGCCGCCCCCGCCGCCACTTCCAGATCTACCCAGTAAGGTTCTGAAAGTAGATGTAGAAGGTACTGTTAATACAGCACTTGATCCAATTGCAAGAGTACCGACTGCACCGGTATTGGTGTTAGCAGTAACAACCTTATCGACTGTAAGAGTTGTAGGAGTCTCAACGAATTGATTACCACCTGTAACTGCAGTAGATGTTCCAAGTGTTTTCCACTTTTCTCCATCGTAGGTATATCTAATGCCATTAGAAGCATTAAATGTATCACCAGCGTTTGGATTATTTGGGAATTGGATTGCAGCCATTATTGCTCTCCCTGCAGATTAACGACTTCAATAAGGTATCTTTAGTATATCGAAAATGGTGGCTCAATACTTACTCTTTTGGCTCTACTACAGTCTGATCATTGAGAACTGCATTCTCTTCTTCAAATTGTAAGGTGTCCATTAATCCCTGAAGTAAGTTGACACTTAGTGCCAATAAGGTGCTGTCGCCAGTAGCCTTTGCTGCTGCATATGAGTTGATAGCTGTTATCAAATCAGATTTTTTGCAAGCCATTGTATCTATCTAACTTTTATGATTCTACTTTAACTATTGCTTAGGCTGCTGCAATAGAAAGACTACCTGCATCAGTAACTGTTATTTTATAACGTGTGCCGTTAGGTGATTTGAGAATTACACCGCTGCTTGCTGCTGTAAGTTCCAAGTTACCGCTTGTGTCCCACTCAGGACCACCAGTACTGAGATAAGCAGGAGCTACAGAGCCAAGAGGGATGCCACCATTCCAACTTGGGTTACCTTCAACCCACTGACTAGAATCGTTATCGGTGTAATAGATGTAAGTACGTCCTTCATCAGTGTCGTACCATTGATCACCTTCATTTGCATTAGATGGTGCAGAAGTTCCTATAAATGTCTGTCGGCTACCAACTGTAATCCAACTACCATCAGCTCTTAAAAACTTTTGAGTACCACCACCTGAATATGGAACTAAACCATTAATAGTTGAAGTAAAAAGTGGCAAGGCTACACCAGTACCTGTACTAGAAGTAATTGTTGATGTTGCTTCTGTATATCCAAGATTTGTTGGTGTACCTGGAGGTGATGCCCACGTACCATCAGCTCTTAAGTAATTTACACTTCCACCACCAGATAATGGCGTAAGTCCTGCAATTGTACTACTAAATAATGGAAGAGTTGCATCAGTACCAGTATCTGAAGCAATTACTCTTGTTGCAGAATCATAGGACAGGTTAGTTGTACCAACAAAACTTGCAGTTGTGTTAATTGTAATGTTTGCTGATCCATCAAATGACGCAGAACCAGTTAAGTCACCAGCAAGGCTTATTGTTCTTGCGGTCTCTAATGCGGAAGCTGTAGTGGCATTGCCTAATAGTGTTGCTGTTACATTTCTAGCAGTAAAATCTCCAGAAGCATCGCGAGCAACAATTGAATTTCCAGTATTTAAATTTGTGGCAGTTGTTGCTGAGTTCGCAACTTTGCCAGATGTAGTAATTGTTGCTAAATATGCATCAACGATTTGAGAACCTTGCCAAGTACCTGTACTTATTGTTCCAACACTAGTCAGGCTAGAATTTGTAACACCAGCTCCTAAAGCTGTTTCTCCTAAAACTTGATTGCCATTAACAAAATATGACTTACCTGATGCTAGATTAATATGCTCGCTTGATGTCCAAGCATCAGTACTATTTACCCAGGCAAAAGTTTTATCTGTTGATCCTTTTAAAGTCAAACCACCGCCATCTGCAGTAATATCAGTTGGAGTAGAAACTGTACCTAATTGAATATTTGAATCTTTAATCGTTACGATTGGAGAATCCAGAGAAATACTTGTTCCTGTAGCTGTAAGCGTCCCTGAAATTGCAACATTATTATCAAAAGTTGCAATTCCAGTTACATCGAGTGTTCCTGGTACATCAATATTAGATGTCCATTCAACACCTGTACCTGCAGCATTAGTGTGAATTAATTGATATGAAGAACCATCAGCCAACTTACTTACGTCGATTTCAGCTGTTGCACTTACATCTGCATTGACAATTGACCCATCGGTAATGTTAGCACTAGCAATAGTTACATTATTAGGCAAGGCACCAGCAGCAATATCTCCTGGAGATACTCCACCAGAAATCTGTGATGACAAAAGAGTAATACCTGAGGGTAATGCTCCATTTGCAAGTTTTGGCAAAGCAATAGCTGCATTTGCATTAATATCAGCATCAACAATTGATCCATCAACAATATTGCCACTTGCAACCTGTACAGTAGATGGAAGTATGCCTGATGCTAATTTAGTCAAACCAATTGCAGCAGAAGCATTAATATCAGCATCAACAATTGCTCCATTTGCAATCATAGAACTTGTAATGGAACCATTATCGCCAGTGGTAATTAATGTTCCAGATACATCAGGAATTGAAATGCTGTTATCAGCTGAAGGGTTGACTACAGATAATGTTGTTTCAAATGCATTAGCTGAAGTTCCTTCAAATGTAATACTGCCATTATTTAAATAAATATCGGATGAATTTAAAGTTAAACCTGCGTTTAATACAAGGTTTCCAGTAAGTGTATCTCCATTTGAATTTACATATCGATCATCTAATGTACCAGCCTGATGATTACTATTGGTTGCATCAGGAATTAAGTTAGTATCAAACTTTTCTTTACTAGCATCAAGCCATTGTGCTGTGTTGCCGTCGTTGTAATAAATGTAAAGACGTTGATCTTCGGTATCCCAATATAAGTTTCCTGAACCAGGAGCTAAAGGCGGTATAGCCGTAGTGGGTATGATTGCTTGATAATTTGTAAATGATAGATTATTTTTACCAGCTAATCTTACAATTGATCCAGCACTATCTTTTATAAAAATAGACGGATCATTAGAGTTAAAGTTGATGGCTAATTCGCCATCTAGCATATTAGCTGCGGTTGGCTCTTTAGCCGAACCACTATCTAAGACATTTGAATTCTTTAACTGAATCTTCATTGATTAACGCCCTAGACATCTTCTTGCTATTTATATTTTAGCTTTTATCACTAACTCCAATTTTGCTTAAATTTGCTTCAATCTGCTCTTTAAGAACTGCATTTAGTAAATGCTGATAGGTCATCAATAATTTGCTGACTTCCTTTAAGCTTTTTTTCAATACCTCAATATCAATGCATTCATCTACTTCATCTGTAATTACACGAAGTTTTAAAATCTTTTCAAGAGGTAGTTCAAAGTCTTCAGGTTTAAACATGATCAGTTATATTATCTACCTAATTAAACAATAGCGCACTAGATTACTGCGTGCTATCTAAGACTATATATGCAGTTTCAATCGAATCTAAATTTAATCCTTTTGACATTGCAAACACAATTTCGGAAATAGATATACCAGTTCTTTTGTAGGAAAGATTGTATGCATTCGCTGAATTAATAATTTCTTGCACAAGTTTTTCGTTAAACTCTTCTAATGAATTAGACCAACGATTATCAGTGCTAGTTGGATATTGATTTGGCTCTTTAACACGTACATCATCATTAAATAATGAAGCAATTACATGTTTGCAAAGCTTAAAGCTCAAACGATGTTGATCCGTTTCCCAGCTTGCTGATTTACCTGCAACTTTATTTTGACCAATCATGTCAAATTCATTTGGACTTAATGCTGTCGGTAAGGGATATCTTTGCTGTCGATTTGTCTTCCGAGTGTCTCCATCTTGATTTGATTGAGGCATCGCCAAGACAGTGTGGGAATAATTAGGACACGAGCACGAATAAGTGATCGAAGGTCTCAATGCTAAGCCGCTTGTAAATATCTCATCCATCCAAGGATTTACATCTGTATGTAAGTCAGTCCATTTCTCGTCTGTTGTGAAGGTTTTAGCGAAGCTATTGTCCGTAAAGACCAGTTGCGTTCCTGACTCTAAAGCCGGATACAGTTTGATTTCTGCAAAGTAGGGTCTAGATTCAATGATCAATTCGTTGTTTACGATATCTGCTTTTTCAACTACAAATGGAATAATTGAATATGAGATGTCTTGTACAAGTCCTTGTACAACTTCTCCGGTCAAGTACTTACTTCCAAAGTATTTCTGATAAGAAGCTTTCTTAAATACGTATGAACCTTCGATTGTGTACGACGCATTTGCAGTCGTAAAGATCGTCGGAAGATCTGTAAGGTCTAGCATCGAAGGTGGCAACTCATTCACTCCTTGATCTAGTCCAACCAGTGCTTGACCTGTTTCACTTTCGCTAATTGATACCTCAAAGAAGTAATCATCATCTTTGAAAGTAACGTTATTTATGCTTGACAATGGCTTGTCAATAAAGAAATCTGTGACATAAATAATTTTGTTGGTCAGTAGCTCTGGATTTGCCAGGATGTCTAAGGACCCCTCTGCATTTTTAACCTGATTGTTAACGCCTTGGTTTGGAATGAAGTCCCCACTGTTTGTAGTTACATTCACGTCTGCAACGGGGATTGTAATCTTTACTGTTGTTGCTTTCTGATCTAATTCGACAAAGTTCTTCAACTCATCTGACAGTGTTCTTCCTGTGTATATTGCAGGTTTAGTATCGGATGTCAGTATCTTTTTGAGTGTCGCTTCAGTTCGATTGTCGTCTGTGTACGCACCATCAGCAATTCTCTCGCCCACCATCTGTAGTAGCAAGCGTCCCGTTGTTGCGTCTGGATTGACTGAGACGAAAATTTCTCCATTATTAAAGTTATCGGTATACGTAAACGAATCATTCTTTACGCTTGTTACTGTACCTAGCGAAATATTCTCTGGCGTTCTTTTGACAACATAGTGTGTATTCGTATCCGCCTTCATAGTTGGATACTCATATCCCGAAAATGTATTACTTATTTCGTAGGGTGTGTTTCTGTATAGCGTTGCATCAAGCAGTGCATCCACGAACGGCGTGTTGCTGCCAGTCTCTTCTAAACCTGGGTCATAGTTTACGTTTTTAATCTTTAGTGTGGACCAAGCAGTGCGGTTATATATTTCATAACCCTTACGCCACTTGACCCAATCACTTTCTAAGTTCCACTGATCGATAACACTTCTTTGAACCCTAGATCCGAATTCCCGGTTACTCGGATAAAAACCAGAAGCCCTTGGATTACCGAGGGATCGATCTATACTTGCAAACCCTTTAAAGGCGTATACACCGGGATTGAAGTCACTACGCTTTCTAGGCATCAATAGAATCCGCCGTGGACTCCAAGTAAGGGTGCTTCTGTTGCCGTATCACTAGAGGTCTTTTTCTTTACTGCAGCCCAGAGACACTTGCCTTTAGGGATATAGAGAGCTTGGAACTGTGTACCAATAACCAGGTTGGAGTCTGTAGAACCTTGACCAGGAACTGGATTCAGCACATAGGGCATTGCGCCATAAACAGTCTTAGATCCTTCAGTCGTAGCACCGTTAAAGGTTCCAAGAAAAGAAGCTTGAGATGCTCTTAAAAAATCTTTTGCACTACTTATATACATATTGATTGTATAAGCAGCGGTCGTAGCTCTTGCTAAAGAGTAGATTTCACTAATAATTGCACCGTCGTTACTAGTACAATCTACAATTAGTTTTGCACCGTTTGAACCACCAATAGTGATCACAGAGTTTGTTTCAACTGTTGCACCAGCAAGGTCAACAATCTCATGCAGTACTCGATCAACCAGAAGTGGTTGCTTATTAGTAGATGTTGAAGCCATTACGCTTTACCTCTTTTCTTTCCTTTTGTTTGCTTAGTCGCACCTGGCGTCATTGCCATACCTGCGTATTGCTCCATTGTAGGTAATGGTGTACCTTGACCAGCATTAAAACCTGGAGGGGTTTGAATATTTGCAGGTTGACCAGTAAGGCCCATAAAACTCTGAGGCTTACCTTGCATAGATGGATGCATATTAATGCGACTAGCTTGCATCATTTCAGCAGGAGGAGTTGGTGCTGCAAACAATGCAAGTGTTCCACGCTGTTTACCAATTCCAACTGACCCTTGATTAGGTACTCCTGATCTAACGACACCTTGTGGATTAATAAATCCTGTTCCTAACTGTTGAGCCATCTCAAGGCCTTTATCGCCATAAGGGAACTCATTAACAACTCTTCCATCGGGACCGGGCATCGCACTAAGTTGAGGGCCAAAGCTGGTCACATTCATTGGGTTATTCATCTGTGTCGTCGGGTCACCAGGAGTAACCGACATGTTGATTGACAATCTTTCCCGATTAGGGTCAAGAGCAATGGAGTTTTGTTGAACTTTAGATTTTGCCATTATGCAATCCTCATGGTTTCAGAACGATCATTATTGCCAAAGTCAGCGTTACCGGCAGCCTTTGCATAAAGTGCGAGACGTTGATCCAACTTGTCTGTTCCTACAGAATTTTGCTCTGGAGGTGAAGGAGGCGTAGGTACTGTCTCGGGAGCAGGCACTTTGTTTACTACAGGCTGTATACCGCTGGTGTAGGGGTTTCCATCGCCTTGAGCTCGGGCTTGCTTAAGTCTTTGTTCATAGTCAGATTCCTGACTATTCATTGTAATTTTATGAGCACCGTGCGTATTTACGGCATACATGATTTTATTTAAATAGCCTAAACCTATTCTACACTTAAGACCAATCAGTGCTGAGCATCATGCGAGTTCCGACTGCAGTATCAGCAGGACCAGGCACAGCCATAATAAATTCAGCTCCAGATCTTTCAAATGCATATCGACGTACCTCAGGACGACGATAGTTTGGTACGTAAAGGCTTTCTGCTAGACGATCTACTTCTCTTAGATAGATTTCTCTAAAGTATTCGTCACCCTTCAGTGGATCTGACGTATTAATCGTACGGCTAACGTCACCTGAAATAATCTCTTGACGAGAAGGATTAAGCACTCTGCTGCCGTTATCATCAAAGTAATCGTCAGGAATAGCTGCACTAGCTCTCCATGCAATGTCGCATCGCTTGATATGGTAGTTAATTTGCTCATACCAATAGTCATCTGGTATGAGAGACATCGCTTCTTCTAAACGTGAACGATCACCAGCAGGGATTTGTGCACCAGCATTAAAACCAAGATGAAATCGAACTTTAGATTTTAAATAATCGTCTAGTTCCATTAGGCAACTCCTCTTGTGATATTGCTGTAAGTAGTTGCTAATTCATTTTCAAGCATTTGAGTTTCGACTGGTGTTAACTCTTGCCCAGTTTGAATTTTTGCAAGTAGTGTCGCAGCAGGGGAATTTTCCATCATTGCTTGTCTTGCTCCTGCTCCCAATCCACCACCAAGGATTGCACCAACTAATCCACCAGCAAAACGAATGCCAGGGCGAGCGGCATTACGAATGCCCCGCATTCCAGTGTTTGGAACAGGTGCTAAACCTTGTCCTGCAGCTAATCTGTCTTTAATTTTATTGATTTGTAGACCAGCAGCGTGAGGAACTGCGCCAGCAGTAGCCCCAGTTAATGCACCAAGACCTGCCCCAAGCGCTGTAGCAGTGCCAAGTCCCATACGACTTTGTTCATCTTGTGCGGCTTTTGCTAGTAATGCTTCTTCAATACTAATGGCCATTACTACACTTTTATTTTGATATTACTAGTTTAACTAATAAAAATCAAGTCTTCTTCAATTAGTTGTTCCCAGTTAACGCGAGGAATATTCTCAAGCTGTTTAAGGTTGGCAAATCTTTCACCACTTAATGACATCCGCAGCTCAACAATCTTTTTAGCAGTAGCAAAGCCAACACCTGGCAGTCGCTTAGCAATTTGTTCAGCAGGTGCTGCATTTAAATTTAGACGAGTATCTTCAATTGGTACAACCGTCTGAGGAATTTGTTCTTCAGGAGCTTCTTTTTCTATGGGTGCAATTTTTGCCATTCGCCCTTTCTGAGGATCGTATGGAACAAGTTGATCTAACATCATAAAAGTGACGCCACCAGCGGCATCTTTTACCATTGCAAATTCTTTATCGTGCTGAGTAACAAACTCCACCAACTTACCAGTTTTGGTGTCTTGAAATAACTTGTGGTCGGACATATCTTTGGGGTATACCTAATCTTATTATAGGCACAAAAAAAGCGCCTCCGAAGAGACGCTCTTGATACTGATTATATAAATCAGGCGCTTTGACCAGCTTCAATTCCATAAGGAATATGAGCGTCGTCAACATCAGGAGCAGAAGCTCCACGGTAGTAGCAGACTTCAACCAGAATGGCGGAAGGGCTCTTACGATCAGCACCAGCAGAAGGATTCTGCTCAGCGGTGAATGCTGCAGAAGTAACGACTTGAACTGCAGTGTCAGCAGAAGTGCTAACAGCAGTACCATTCAGAACACCCAGCATAGGGGAAATAGCACCAGCCGCAGGGAAGAACAGGTCTGATCCAGCGGTCAGGGTGACTTCACTACCAGTGTTACCAGGGGCGTTGCCGCCAAGAGCAGCAATCTTGATGGTATTACCGGAAGCTGCTGCCTTCACGCCAGGAGCGGAAACAGCGGTGCGATAAACAACGGAGTTCTTAGGAATCACGAAGTTTTTATCGATACGTGGCTTGTCATCCTGACGAAGATCAGGGGACAGAACCTTCAGGTTATAGGTGCCAGCCGATAGTGAACCACTGGAAAGAGTACCAGCGTTATCGGGATCCAGAACCAGCGCACCAACGATGCGGTAGAACTCGACACCAGGGAGAGCTTCTACACCTTGTTCGCGATAAGCGTTCAGGTGAGCAACATAGTTACCGGGAAAAATTACAGACATTGTTAGTTACCTCCTATCAATAAACGAAAGAGTAACCAACCGTAATGAAATCGCGGTTAAGCGTTTCAAAACCGGCAAACAGCGACCAGATCATGATGATAAAACGGCTGAAGTCATCGTTGTTATTCAGCAAGATCTGAGCGTTGTTACCACCAATACCCACGCCAACAGCCTGAGGGCCGAAGAAGATTAACTGAGCTGCTGTGTAGTCAGCTGCAGAGCTGCTTTCATCAGTCACAACCAGGTTGTAAGTGGTTTCGGGCAGGTTGGTGGACTCAAACCAACGAACACCCTCAAAGAGGAAGCCAGTTGGCATAACGGGTTGGCCAGCCACAAAACCGGCTTGACCATAAGCAGGACCCATGCCTTGGTAGAAGTTGGCGTTGGGAGCCTGGTTGGGTTGCATGGGGTTAATCATGCCATTGCCCGGATAACGAGCGATTTCGCGGAAGTCAGCATTCTGACGCAGATGCATCATTGCAGTTGGATCCACAATGCAACGGTAGTAGCCATCAGCAAAAGTAGGGACGTTGCGCTTACGCATGTCCTTGACGACTTCCAAGAGGTCAGTCTTAACATCAAACTTGGCGGATTCACCAGCGGCGTAAGTGACGCCTAAAGTGCCACCAGAGCCACCCTTGGCTTTGCTGCCGGGGAGATAGTAACCACCTTGATCTTTGCTTGCTTGACCAGCAGCTTCGGCTTTTAGGAGTTCGTTAGCGAACACCCGATCGCGCCAACGGCGATAGTCATCGAGCAGGGTCAGAGAACCAATGCTTTGATGGAATACGTTCAGATTGCCAGTATCCAGCAGCAAACGCTGAGCGGTAATCAGAGTTTCACGGGCCACCTTAAAGGTGGAAGGTTGGGAGGAATCGCGAGAGTCAGCAGGACCGGTGTACTCACGGAGAGTAACCAGCACTTTGTCTTTAACGATATTGCGTGCGGAGGCAGATCCAAGGGTTTGATCGGCAGTCCGCTCACGGGACTCCTTAGTGCCGGGCTTGCCCCAGAAGCGATAGCGATCTAACTGAACAGTTTGACCGGGTTGCTTGGAGAAGTCGTGTACCACAACAGGCTCAACTGCCATCTCAATGATGTAAGCCGGGTGGGGACGATAAAGCTCTGCACCAAGAAGCTTCGGGAAATCATTATCAATCCACATAGGATCGTAACTCCGTAAGCTAAAAGGTTTATAAGTGACTTCGACTTAGCCACATATAACGATAGTACTAGTTATTGCTATACTTTAGAACATATACCCCAATATTTTGTGGTTAATGAAAATGGAATTTATTGACGACAATGAATGGACTCCGATCCACACTTTGCCAGGCTATGAATGTTGTATTGAATACTATATTAATAGCAAAGGGCAAATTAAAAGTACTAAAGGCAAGTCTGAAAAAATATTGAAGCAGAGAAAAAATAAGAATGGCTATATGCAAGTAAATTTAACGCAACGAATTGGAAGAAAGAAAACTATTACAGCTGCTGTTCATTCATTAGTCGCACTTGCTTTTTTGAAACCTCCAATGTCATTACCAGGTCGAACAAAGTCTTGCAGTAGAGTTCGTCATGTTGATGGTAAAAAAGATAACAATATAGTTGGTAATCTTAAATGGACTAAAATAGAAGAAAGTTGTAATCGCAAAAATGGCTGATAGTCTGATTCTTGCTGGTGTAAAAAACATTAGTAAGCATACTGGTAAAGAGCTCCGTTTAACCAGACCCAAGCGAGGAGGCGATACTCATAAAATTAAAGAATGGTGGCACACTACAAATGGTGTTCAATATATTGACTGCACCATTTTTGATGTAATTGCCAATGGTGAAATTATGAAGCTGGCTATTGCTTCAAGTGATGGAACTTATATACGTATTGATCATGACGGCAAATTAAACTTTAATTTTTATGGTGCAAGAGGCGTCACTCGTGCAGCTTTGCTAACTCGTGATCTTGAATTAATTGAACACTACGTTTTGCCAACTATGAGTGGTGGCAAAGTTATGACTGTTAAGCCTCAAGGAGCAGTTGAAAAACCTAAAGGACCTGAGCCAAAAACTGTTGCTCCAATTAAATCAGTGAAAAAGACTCCAGTTGTCACTACTAAATCTTCTCCTGTTCCTACAATTAAACTTTCTAGAACACCTACAAAGAAAAATAAAACTCAAGATTAATAACTTGGTCGATCATCACTCTTCATGATGTATGACTGATTTGTAATTGATGCAAGGGGAGTATAGTCTTCTCCAATTTTTACTTGAATTTTATATGGAAGCCTACGAGTATTTCTTGCATGAATCCCAACAAAGAAATAGTCTTTTGGTTTAATGAACATTAGATCATATGGATGCTCCTCATGATTACTTGTATATAAACGTACATCAAGATGTGCATCGTTATAGATATTTTCAGTTTTTTCATTTATAAGCTCTACGCTCAAATACGTTTCAGTTCCTATATCCGGTAATGTAATTGCAGGAGTAGCTGCACTATTCCAATCAATATCATTTTCTGGGGCATCGTCATCTTTAGCTGCTAAAGAGTAGCTCGATGATACTGAAGTATTGAATAGATCAATTGTGGCAGCGTTATATCCTGCCTCCATGTATTCAGCTAGGACAATATCACCAACTACATTTAGGTTGATTCGTATGAAGTAGTTTTCTACACCAAACAATCCAACAGCATCTTCGTACTGAAGGGTATATGGAACAACGCTTATTTCTTCTACATTTGGCTTAACAATGCTCGCACCACTTGCATAATTAAGTACCTTTCCAGAAGCATAACGATCTGGATTAGTATTATCACTTGCAGAATAAACCTGATCGTGCTTTAAGATTTCTGCTGTAACATTCATTCTGCATCAGCTTACTTTCTTATATTGTATTAAACATAGTCACTGACGCATTCTGATTGCTCTCTCAATGTTTTTAATGCTTTATGTTCAAGAGTCCTTACACGATCTCTACTCATATTCAAAATCTGACCAATTGCTGTCATAGACATTGGCTCAAGTATTTCGTCTCCGATTCCATAACGCATGCTAATCACAGCAGCTTGCATTTCAGGCAAATCTCGTATAAGTTCTCTAATATCATCTTTAATAAACTGTCTCTCTAATAGGAAGTCAGGTAATTGTGTTTTATCTTCTAGAAGGTCAACAAGAGCGGTATCACGATTTTCTCCAATCTTGATTTCTAAAGATGTTGGCTGACGAGCTTTGCACATCAAATCTTTAATTTCATCAACACTAAGATCTAGATATTTAGACAGCTCAAAAACATTTGGAATTTCCCCATTTATTTGGCTTAACTCACGCTGGGCTTTCTTAAGTTTGTTGAGGTTTTCTGTAACATGAATTGGTAGCCGAATCGCCCTCGATTTTTCAGCGATCGCCCTAGTAATCCCTTGCCGAATCCACCAATATGCATAAGTACTAAACTTATAGCCACGGCCCGGATCAAATTTTTCCACACCTCTTACAAGTCCAATTGTTCCTTCTTGAATAATATCAAGTAAATCCATATTTCGTTTCGTATATTTCTTTGCTACTGAAACAACTAAACGTAGATTAGCTGTAACCATTTTATCTTTTGCTTTTTCTCCTTCACGAATTTCTCGTTTTAAATTTTTAACAGTCATGCCCAAAACGGCTGCCAAGTCTTCTGTTGTAGCTGTATTTGCTAGATCTTCGCACGCTTTGATTTCCATCAATCGTTGTACTTTACGGCCTAGCAAAATTTCCTCATCGTGATCAAGAAGTGGGATTCTTCCAATGTCGCGCAAATAGGAACGAACAGAATCTCCTGTACTCTTGGTTTGGGACATATTCAATCTTTACTGATACTTAATTCTACCAGCCTAAATAATATTTATCAACCGTAAATTCGTGCAAATCTGAGACTTTCTTTTGGGTTTTCTCCTTTTTCCATTGCTTCTACAGCCATTGCTTGAGCAGCATGTTCGTTATATCCTCTTTCTTTGTAATTTTCGAAATTTCGTTGATATTGTTCAATAGAACTATCAAAGTCAGTGCCGCTAGTAACCATCTCTGCGGTCATTTGATTAGCTGCCTGATCAGGCACACCATCTGATGTAAGGTGCTTAAAAATAGTTTGAAATAGTTCTGGATCAGAAACAAACTCTCCTGCCTTTCTACTATTCACAGCACCGTACTAATTAATTCTTTCCTATTCTATCAATCGTACAAATCAAGACATCGCATTTTTCATGCCTAACTGTTGCATAACACTAATACCTCTTCTTTCTGCTTCGCCAGGATTGGCAAAAGATGAAGTTGCAGAATTAGCGCCATATTTGGCATAAATCATTGTAGAGATTGCTTGTGCTGCATCTTGTTCTGCTTGAGATTGCTTTAGCTGTGCGGTACGCATAGCGCCTTCTTGTGCTGCAATATTACCAATTACTGCTGTATCAGCATCTTGACCGACTTTAGTCAATAGCTGTTGGGAGCTAATTTGCTCCTGTGGATTTAAAGCAACTTTACTAGCAGTTCCAGCATCCATTAGATTGCTAACTAAAGGCGTCTTCTGGACCATACCCGGTTCGCCTTTGTTTAAATGAGCGTAAGCTAAAGTCGGATTAATCATCTCTACAAACTTTTGTTGTTATTTATATTGTATGCAAATTAAATGCGCCCTTGTTCTGGCCCATCAGCATAATCAATAGCGGCCAGTAATGCAGCAAGACCTCCTGATCCAGCAAGTACTTGTCCAGCCATTCGTTGAGTATTAGTGTCAGGGGCTTTATTTTTGAGTGCATAATCGCCCCCAACACCTAAAAGCTCTTTTACAAAAATATCTAGATTTTTGTTTTCAGGTCTAGATGCTAATTCAACCGCAGTTGCAATATCCTCCGGCGTCGGTTTACGGCCAAGTACTTTCTCAAGTATTTGAGGAGTAATTTCACCGTGAAATACATAATCTAGATCAGGATTAGAAGGCAATGACCCCGAAGAGCCAATGCCTAATTCTCTTGCTCTAGCGCCAGAGTTGTATCCCATCACATGTCTTGAATTAATGCTTTAGTCTGCAGGGCACCTTGAGGGGCTTGAGACAGATACTGCCAAGCTTGCTCAGGGTTGTTATCCATCATCTGACTGAAAGATCCCCAGAAATCATTTGCAACGTTCTCTTGGCGGCCAGGTGTTGGCATTTCCATTTGAGGGCGCTGGAAGTTTGGAGGAACTTGACCTTTTTCTTGAGCTTCGATTTCAGCTTCAAACTGAGCACGAGCTTCAGCTTGCTCACGAACGCTGGTTTCTTCAGCAGTTTCCGTAGGATAAGGACCATTGGGGCCGAAAAACTCATTGACATAGTCAGCAAGTACATCGGGATTAGTCAGCATGGTGTTCATAGCACCGTTCTGCTCCATTGCAGCTTCAAAGCTGGTGACTACATCATTGCCGCGATGAACTTGCTCAATCAGAGCATCTTCAACAGCACAAGCATAAGTATTTAAAAGGGCGGGGGCTTCAGCACCGAAGTGCTCAAGAACCTCAAGACTTTCGTTGCTGATTCCGCTTAGATACTGATCTTGAGCCTGACTTGCTCCGTGCTGAGCTGCTTGCTGAACCAGCTGACTGACCTCTGCTTCCGAATACCCCTGGGTTGAAACTTGGGGCTGCGAAGTCGGGGCTACCGATTGCGCCATTGAAGCCCAGTTGGGTTGTGTAGTTGCCTGCGGGGTTGGCGTCGTTTGGTAAGCCGAGGGTGAGACCTGGGCCTGGGAGGGGTTGGACGTATTCAGGCTTGCGCTCAGAGCCTGAAACGCCTGCTGCCATGGATTGGCCTGGGGTGCCGAAGCCTGCTGGGCCTGGGCCGGTGCCTGGTAAACCGGAGCCTGCGGTGCCACCGATTGGGCCGGTGATACCTGGGAGGTTTGGGGTACGCTCGTCGCGTACTGACTGGCCGCGCTGGGCACGTAATTGGTCGGCGTTGCTGAGCTCGTCTGGGGTGCTTGTGCTGTCGCCTGGCTTGTAACTTCCACTGTAACTTAACTCCTTACGTAAAAATTCTAATGATCGATATAAGAACCCTGTCATATCAAGGTTCGGGTCAGATGCCAAAGGCATGTCTGGCATTTGTGGATGTGGTAATTGATAAAAACTACCAAGAAGACTAATAAAGCTGTTAATACTGCTTTGGGTTTGCTGGACCATTCTGAACGGAAATCCGCTTAGCATTGCGGCTCTTTCTTCGTCAGTTTTTCCGGGGAAGAGATACTTAAGAGCTTCAATAGAATCAACTCCTAATTCTTGAAGGTTGCGGACGACAATACTGTTGTTCAGAATGTCTTCAGTGCTTTCTTCAAAGACTTCACCCATCCATCTCCAGCTAACTTTTGTTGAGCCGTCTGGAATAAGTCCAGTGACACTAGGAGGTATCTCACCTGAATCTAGTCTAACACGCATCTCATTATCACGTTTTTCAACGAATTTGCGGTAGTCTTTTTTATATTTTTCAGCAGCTTTCTTGTATAGTTCTTCATTTTGATACTCTTCAGGAAGAGGAAGTATAGGCTCTTCTAATCCAATTGCTACAGCAAATGATTCTCTGAAGTTACGCTCTTCAGCGTAAATCATCATTGCAAATAGACGGCATAAACCATAAGTAAATAATGATCGCGCTTTCTTTTCTGCAGTTGCAGCAACACGTCCGTATAGGGTTTTAATCTCATATGCCGTTGCTGCAGTATTGATATCAATATCATCAACTCCACCAAGTGCTAAACGTATTTCAGATCGATACTGTTTTACATATAAGTTTTGATCACCAGATACACTATCAGGTGTCATGTATCCAACACGATCTGTTGGTTCAAGGTTTGCAATTACACGAGGTACTTTAATCTGTCCATCAAGCGATGCGCCGCCAAAAGGTTGACTTACACGAGTACTAGACCGTGAAGACGCACCAATTGGTGCAAATCCAGCTTGAGAGCTAATAGTCGGTCGGAAAGAGTTCTCATCACCACTTTCAACGATGTCATGCTTGGGCCTACTAGAAATAAGAGTTGGGTTGCCGAAGAACCTCATGTTCTTTCGGATATTTCTTACTAGTTCATCGTGATATAGAATTTGATGTGCTAACCAATTAAACTCACCGTTACCAGTAGCTTCTCCGGTGCAGTCCATGTGATTAAATACTTCAACCGCAGGTATAAATCCAAGACTATTAGTTAATACCTCAGTTTGCCCAGGGCTGCCTATAGGCATTGCACCCATTTGATTTGAAAACTCAATTTTTTCATCAGAAATTGTCTGTTCAATTCGATCTTTATAAACTTTTAGTTGAATATATTTCTTCTTTCCAGATTTACCATTTGAAGAAGGGTAATTATCAGCTAATCCGTGGCTTTGCTGAATATTAAATGAATACGTCAGCACAACTGACTCAAGTTCACCAGTTTGATCGCGATATGCTCTATAACTATCTTGAGGAAAGTACAAAATCTGATAACTTTCACCAGATGGTCTGAAATAAAACAGACCTTGACCATCACATAGAAAATAATCGACAATACTGTCGTATTTCATTTCTAGCATGTTTTCTTCGACAACACGCGCTAAAAAATCTCTACGTTTACCAAAAGAATCTTGCTCTGAGAAGAATTCAATACCTCTTCGCAGCATGAAAGTACGCATTTGGGCAAGATGAGAAGACACAATCATTGTGTCTACTGACAAATCCCCTCTACGTTCTTTAGCAGCTAAGAGAATTTGTTGAAAATCACCTTTAACGGCAGTGTTTGCCATATTATTACTATTTACTTATTTATAGTTTAAATCTTTTTGATTCGATCCATAGAATCTTCGAAAATTTCTTTAGTTTTGTCTTCTACCGGAGGTGGAATTTCTGGTAATTCAAAATTACCGGTAAATGGATTTCTTCCAAATAGGTTTTGGTTACGTTCTTTGGACCGATTACGTGATTCTGTAATAGAATTATTTAGGCTACTTTCTAATTGATTCATTCTTTCAGGATCATTCGCACCAAAATCACTGATCTTGCGTTTGTCAAAGCTCTTTTGCATATCTCTTTGACCAAGCATATTAGAATCAATATACATATCCATAAATCTAGCTGCAGCAGCAGGGCTATCATCAGTATCGTAGAAACCACCCATGGTAGCTTTACTTACTGCAGAGTCATATAAGCCGCTTTCTCCACTACCACCTTGATAGTTGAAAGTGCGATTACTACCGCCATAATAACGACGATTATCAGATTGATCTCGATTATCAATACGTTGACTAATTGAGTTGTCTTGATTAACTTGATTGTTATTTCCTTCAATACCGATAGGATTATTCTGAGAAATAGGTGAAACAATTCCGCTATCGCCACCTCTTACATTTCCAGTTTGCTGACTATTAGTTGGAGTTGGCTCTGGAGTTGGAGTTGCTTCAGGTGTAGGTGTCGGTTCAGTATTTGGTTCATCAGGATTATTTTTTGGACGATTATTTATCATATCTCTCAAATTACCTAATGCCTCTTCAGCTTTACCTCCCATTTTAGTTTGATCTTTATTACGATCAGCATATTTAAGAACTTGTTTTGCTGCTTTATATTTATTTACTCCAAAATCTTTGGCAGCATCATGTGCACGACGAATATCTAAAGCACTGAATCGATCAGAATCTTTGCCGGATCCAGCACCACTAGCTGTTCTATCGTAGTTGTTTAAATATTCAACATAACCGGCCAAATTGCCTTCTCCTGCTTTCCGTGATTTAGACATTTAATATTTATAAATTAAAGCTTTCACTATTGTAATCGATTTGTAAGTTTCCTCTTCTTAATAATCCTCCTATTGTTAATACCATTGAATCCACAGCATCATCATGAGATGAATGTCCAAAATTTAATAGCTCATCTTCTAATACATTCCATTTTCTCCATTTATTCCAAACTACTTTTTTATTTTCATATAATCCAAGAACACCTCTTAACCTGGCTAATTTATCGCCTTTGAATCCTTTTACGGGAGATACTGACAAATTATATAATGCTCGTTGTTCAATTATTATTCTTTTAAAATCTCCCTCAAATGAGTTCTGATAAGCAATTGCTTCAGGCCATATTAAACACGGCGAAAGTGTTGGAAAATATTGACCATCATCGTTCTCAGCAAGGATGTTCCAATCTGCAAGCATTTCGCAGAGGAGGTCCATCTTTTCGAGATTGCCCATGGTGCGGGCACGACGTTGATCAATCATGTATATTTTGCCTTCTTTAATTCCTCCTAATGTCATTACCGTCCAATCATTTTTTTCTTTAAGGCCAGCACTTAAATCAATACCTACACCTAAGCAGTCATAATCTTCAGGTACTTGCCCTTTGATAATTAGTTCTGGTGAAATGCCAACATCTGTAGACCTTACTGCTGTATTTAAGTATTGATATGCAAAGGCAACTCGATCTTCTAACTTTCGTTCATTTAAATATTTCATAGACCAAAACTCTGGCCAATATGAACGTTGCTTGCCGTCTGCGTCTGTTATGACTGCTTTCTGTACGATTTGCTTCCAGTTATTTTTAGGGATAAATAGAGTTGCGTGTATGTCGTCAAAATGGAATCGGGTGCCTAAACAGATGGCCCGTGCACCTTGGAACATAGTAGGTGCAATGACATTAGACCATGTTTGTTCCATCTCTCTTCTAATGTCCGGATTATTGATGGATGCAGCGGATTTAATAGGGTCATCGATAAGTACCAATTGCGATCTTTTTGACGTAATTGCTCCCTTCAGACCTCCACATGCAATGGTAAAAGCTTCTTCACCAGCCGTATCAATGCCCGCAAATTCATAATCAATACTCCAATACTCATCACTTCGTTTAATTTTAGATAGCCTTACCATTGGGAAAACTTCACGATATTTAGGGCTGGTCAAGATACCTTTGATCGTGGCTGACTTTGCTCTACTAATATCGACCATATATGCGATATATAAGATACGAAGCATCTTTTTTGCATTGGTATGTCGGCCAATCATCCATGCTGCAAATAAACCAAGCACTGTACTTTTAGCAGAGCCACGAGGTGCAAGAATTGCAGTGTTTGCTCCACCAATTCCTAATAAACACTCACTATCTAAACCTGTGCATAATTCTGCATGCCATTCCAGCATATGCTTTGCTGGAGGTTTTCCCATAAATTTGCAAAAGGCTTGAAAACTTTCTCTTGCTTCGAGGACCTCTGTACTGGGCGCTTTAACAGTTACCTTAGTCGCTGTCATTAATGCTGAACGTTTATAAGCTAATGCAGGACTAGGTATTGCCATAAGTTAGACTTTTACCCCAAGTCTAACTAATAATTACCTACGTCTAAGACCAAAGTTTTTAGCTTTTTGTTCGTTTTGCCGATTCTTTATTCGACGGATAGCTTTACTACGTGCAGCCAGTGCTTTTGATTCTGCAAATGCAATACTCATATCTCTTTTGAACTCTGCATCAGCTATTTGACGTGCTGAAGTTTTAGAACCAGCCTCATCTAATGGAGGAAGTGCTTTAGGCAAAGTATTTGCTAAACGTATTCCCGATATACCAGTATCTACTATTGCGGGAAGTTCTTTTAATTTAATATTACTAGCAGTCATTAATTTAGCTCACTATATATTTTTGCCCATACTGCATTCATTGCATTATCGATAGGTTCAGCAAAGTGCGGATCATCTTTGAAAATAGCAGTCATTTCACGCATCACACGGTCAGCACCAGCCAAAATTAATCCACGTTTATCTGTTGTTTTATTCATTCGATCAGACGTTTCAATGTGCGAGCGTAATTCTTTTTCCAGCGATGCCAAACGAGCCGCACCATCCGAGCCTTTGATTTCACCCGAGGTAATCGCCATTCGTAAGTCTTGTATATCGGAGTGCAAAGCAGCAATTTCGCTATTAAGTATCTCACGACGATTAAGCTTTTTAAACTTCATTTTGACCCAACGGGCCATATCATTAAATGTACCTGGATATTTCAATATTCCTGCATATACCCAAATTTCAATAACCGATGGAGTTACCTCAGCAAATTCTCTGAAGCTTTCTGACTCAGCAGCTGGTAAATTATCAAGCCATTGATCAACGTAAGTAACGTATACTTTGCCTGTTTTAGATTGAGCAACTGTCATTAAAATCCTCTTGCAAGACTATTAGAACGATCTTGTGCTCTTTGCTCTTTACGCGAATCAATTCGATCTTGGAAGTCATAAGTTTTGCGATCTTGATCACCACGTGCAGCCACTCCTAGTCGATCTTGTTCGCCTTGAGTAATAGTGCTCAAGCGATCTTCAACTCCTTGTGCTCTGTAGTTCTTACGAGTCTGCTGACCAGCTGCCTGCATAGTACCTATGTTTCTACCAAACTCACGATTTTGAAATTCATCTTGTAGTTCGAACTGCTTGTCCATGGCCCTCATGCCATATCCAAACTCGTCAGCACGAGCATCACGTTGATTTCTCAATTCTAAGTCAGCACCAAATTTTGCTGTGTCTTTATACAGCCCACCCTGAAATTCTGCCATATCTTTTGTCAACTCATTATCAAAGCCTTTACCAATAAAATCACCTATTAGACCATATTTAATATCACGTCCTAAGTTATCATCTTTATCTTGAGATGTACCCATAAATTTATCCATTATCTGTTGAAACATATTTAATCCCTGCCCTGTTTTATTAATAGATTGCTCTGGCGTAGGCGTTTCTTTTTGATCGCCAGATTCATTAGAAGTGGGTGCATCTTCTCTAGCCTCGTCACCTTCATCTCTATCGTCAATGCCATTTTTATTGATATCCCGAAAATCCGCTGTTCTCGCCATTCCGGCCTCTGGTCTTGAAGATTTACCGTAATCGGGGGAGTTAGGATTGTAAACGTCTTTACCCATCATTCCACCACCTCTCATCATCCTTCCACCAAAGTATGAATTCATGAGCCTTTTATTTCACTAATATAAATATTGTATCTAACTACAATAGATGTATTAGGCGTAAATGTGTCATGCAATTTAATTCAGTAAAAAGCGGTAATTTTTTGGCTAATGCTAAATCAGTTAATGATAACGCTACTGAAATTTATGACACTGCTCGTCGGACAGGTTTTCAAGTTGATCAAGTTATTAAACAATCTAATGCAAGTAATGCTGTTAAAAAAGTAGCCGCCGCTCGCCGTAATGAAGCTATTGTTAATCAAGCTTCTAAAATTATTGGAGATGCTAAGACTGAAGATATAAAAACTAAAAGTAAAAAAGCTGTGAAAGATATTCTACGGCCTGCTGTCCGTATGGAAGGTATTAATCGTATGGCGGGCAGTGTTGCTGCAGGCGCTTACATTATGGATGAAAG